GTACAAAAAGTTCCACCTAAGCCAAAGAGAGTTAGAAAGCCATCGCACAAAACTATTGATGCAGACCGCGAACGCATGATCGGCAACTTCACAGACAGCATACAACGACACAAGGAACGTATGGTAGTTGAGGGAATTGCTAACGGAACAGTTAGTCTTTATAAAAAGAAATAAACAAAAAGGACTCCTAGGAGTCCTTTTTTATTAGAAGAACGGTAGTCCGGACTTCTTAGTTGTTTCTAAATTCTCTTTGATAATCTCTCCAATTATCTGTCTATCTTCATAGCTAAGATGCATGCCTTCTGAGAATGAGAGACCACGCATGTACCAACAGGCTTTAAGTACATCTTTCTTGATCTCCCTAGCCTCTTTTTCGATTTGTTTAATAAACTGTAAGATCTCCGGCCTTGGGAGATTTAAGACCTTACTGCGAAAAAATTTGTTTGGTCCATTACAATAGTAATGTTAAACTTATGCTCACATTCTGTACAGGATACTTCTTGTGCTTTAACATCAATGCTGTTTTTCATAGCGGCAATTTGATCGTTTACTTTATTAAACACATCAGTTGGCGCATTATTGATAAACTCTTTAATCATTTCTGCATCTGTGACAATGCCTTCTGGAGTTTCAATACTAGTGATACATCCTGCAATAACATCAACAGTCATTTCTGTTAGTTTAACAAAACTATTTCCAAACTTTTCCATTTTTTCTTCATCGGACATTGTTTCATCGTTTACAATGTTGATGATCTTTTGTTGTTCCATTGCTTTAATTGCGGCTTTGGTAACTTCTTGATAAGAATATGGTCTAATAGAAATAGTCAACGGGTCAACATCAACAATGTTGTTGTATTCAAATTTACTAACATGTTCTAGATAGTTTAACAAATTGACATCATAGTCATTTTGATGATTACACATTGGACATGAAGATCCAACTTCCATTGTTTCACCGTAGGTTGCTATGCGAATAGCAATTAGCACAGCATCAATATCAATGCTAGGCATTGCCCAAGCATCTTTAATTGCTGGAACACAACTTTTAACCAATTCAGTAGTAGCAGAGCCGTTTAACAAAGCGTCGGGGGTTTTGAACATTAGCTCATCTTTCGCAGTCATAGCATAAACAGCATACTCGCCGTTGCTACTAACATCTAAAGCGCCTTCGGGATAAAACTGTCCTTTGCTGGGCAAAGGAATATAAAGTTTAGGCTGTCTAAAATAATTTGACAGCGGATTAGCTGGTTTTGGTTTATTTGGTTGCATAGTTGTTTCTGCCATTTTTTACCCCCGATAAATAAATGTATATGAATCTATTTATATGCGCATTTTAAGGGTCTAAACTATTATGGCAGACGTAACAGGTCAATTTGGTGACCAATCGATTGAACTAAACAACGCGGCTACCGAAGCTACGCTTAAACAGCTAGTTGCGGCTATAGCATTGATGTCTGCAAAAATAGGAAAAGATAATAAAAGCCAAAAGCAATTAGAAACTGATATGAAGAAATTCTATCAGCAACTAGATAAAAGTACTGATGGTTTTAAAAAATTAAACAAAGAACAAGAAAAAGCCAACAAACTTCAAGAAGATGCTAATAAAGCAGCCGAAGAAAAGAAAAAGAAAGACAAAGAAGCCGCTGAAAATCTTCAAACGTTTATCAATAGGACTTCATTTGCCGCTGGTGTAATTGGCGGACTGACTAAATCTGCATTAGGATTAGGCTCATCATTTATGAGTCTGATGAGTGATTTGTCTAATATGGGCAATGATATCAATGCAGTTGGCGGTATCATGGGCAAGCTACCTGTAGTTGGTGGAGCATTACAAGCTACTTTTGGTGCTGTTGCTGGAGCCGCAACAAAAACATATAAGTCATTTAACGAAGCGGCATCGGTAGGTGCAAACTTCAACGGCAGTATTCAAGAAATGCAACGTTCTGTTGCTGGCACAGGTTTAACTTTAGATCAATATACAAGTATTATTAAAACTAATAGCGAAGCATTGTCTGTACTTGGTCAAGGAACTGCCGACGGTGCTAAACGATTAGCAAATCTTGGTAAAGAAATTAGAAACTCATCAATTGGTAACGACCTAGCAGGACTAGGTATGAGCACTGAACAGATCAACGGCAGTATGGCCAAATATGCGGCAACACTATCTGCTTCAGGTAAGTTATCTGGAATGAGTAATTCACAATTGATAGCATCAACTGGCGAATACTTAAAAAACTTAGATGCTGTTTCTAAACTAACAGGACAAAGTAAAGACTCTCTTGAACAACAAGCACAGGCTCGAGCCGCAGACGCTCAATATCTAATATTAAAATCTAAGCTAGGTAAGGCAGGCGGCGACAACTTAGAAGTTATGATGAATAGTTTGCCAAAAGAAATGCAGGCGGCGGCTCAACAAATTTTAGCAACAGGTACAGCTAGCGGAGAAGAAGCACAGAAACTAATGGCAGTTATGCCAGACGTTGGTAAGCAGTTGATGGCAACAAGCTCTAAAATGAGAGCCACTGGCGATTTTACCGCTCAAGAAATGAACGGGCTACAAGCCGGAATCAAAAAATCTACAGAAGGTATGCTAAACGACAGTCGTGTTCGAGTATTAGGAACGCACCAAGCAGAACAGTATGGCGGAATGATTGTTGCCTTGAACAAAATTCAGCAACAAAAAGGAACATTAGAAGAACAAAGAAACAAACAAGATGCTGACCTAGCAGAGCAAAAACGATTGCGTGAACAAGGACTAATCAAAGGGTTAGATCCTGCTCAAGTTAAATCAAACATGGAAAGATTAGCCACTGCTTCTAATAAATTTATGGAAGCGTTAGCTAACAGTCCATTACTTCAACAGATGTTAGATGGATTTGAAAAAGCATTAGAAACAGCAACACCTGTGTTGATTGAAGCTCTTACATGGGTAGGCGATCACTTTTCAGAATTAGCAATAGGTATAGGTATTGTAGTTGGTGCCTATGCGGTATTATCCGGGGTGATCATGGCTGCCCAAGTGATTCAAGCCGCACAAACAATAGCAGGAACAGGTGTTGTTGCTTCGTTGACGGCAATGACCGCTAGTGCCTGGAAATCAGTAATAGGTATGATGGCAATGGCAGGACCGTTCTTAGCTGTTGCTCTTGCAGTTACAGCCGCGGTGTATATTTTTAACAAGTTAGGCGGAAGTTTAGATACCATTGTTGATGCATTTAAAATATACATGAGCATGTGGGGAACTATCATGGATTACTTTAAATTAGGAATATTTAAAGTACTTGACATGATTCCGGGCGTAAGTTATAAGAAAGAAATTGAAGAAACACAAAAATCAATTTTAGAAAGAGAAGAAACTCGAAGCAAACTAGCAGATAAAATTGTCAATGATGCGGCAGCTAAACGTAAAAAAGATAACGAAGCAACTGACGAACATGCTAAAACTACACAAGCATCTACCAAAGCTACTAAAGATGCTACTGATGCTAAGAAAGATGAAACAGCCACTGCAACAGCCGCTGGAGGAGATAAACCAATCAATTGGTCAAATCCTCAAGAAGTTTATAATGCCTTTAAGAACGGAAAAACAGGAAGCGGTAGCGGCGCCGGAACACCATCGACTGGTACCGCGACTGCTACTCCAAGTACAGGAACGCCTGCTCCTTTAAATCAAGACCAAAATAAAAACATGGAATTGATTACTGCCGCGTTGAAGAAACAGGGTATTACTGATCCTAAGTACATTGCCGCAACATTAGGCAACGTGATGAAAGAGTCGGGTGGCAAGAGTCAATCAGAAAATTTAAATTATTCCGGAACATCAAACGATCGTATTCGCAGTATCTTTGGTAGTAGAGCCGCAGGTAAGAGCGATAAGGAACTTGATCAAATCAAAGGTAGCCAAGAAAGCATGGGCGAGTTCATGTATGGCAAAGATACTAAGATTGGGCAAAGCATGGGTAACATGGAACCAGGTGATGGTTTCAAGTACCGTGGTCGCGGGTTTATTCAACTTACCGGCAAAAACAATTATGCCGCGGCATCTAAAGCAATCTACGGAGATGATAGGCTAGTTAAAAATCCAGATTTAGTAAATGATCCAGCAGTTGCCGCTGAAGTTAGTGCTTGGTATATGAAGAAAGGCCAAGCTAGTATGGCTAAGAACATGGGCATCGATACAGGCAACATGACACAGCAACAGGCTAATGCGCTGGCAACTAGTCAAATTGCAGGACGCGATGTTACTAAAGCCGGCGGGTATCTCGGCGGTGAAGTAATGAATAAAGTAAACGCTTACGCCCAACAGTTTACCGGCGGTACTGGTGCTAACATGGTAGCATCAACTAAACCCGGAACTGGAGTACCTACTACCCCAGCATCGTCAACAGTAGCCACTTCAGTTGCTAATTCAAATGCCTACGGAGCTGCCGTAACATCACCAAATACACAAACACCGGCTGCCCAAAACCCAACTACTACATCTACAAGACCTTCAATGGGTGGCGGAATGGCTAAACCTGGCCAAGAAACTGCTGCAACCTTGCTGGCTGAATTAATTATGAAGATGGATACACTAATTAGGGTCAGCGCCAAAACAGCAGATCTAAATGATAAGCAGTTGTCAGTACAACGAGCCGCTGGTGCTGATATGTTTTCGGGAGCCGCAATAGTATAATGGATAACACAAAATGAGTTGGAAAAAATATTTTACTCCTGTAAACATAAACAATCAGACCTCTGGTTACAGCCCAATTAGTGGTGGCGGACGTCCAGGCCCAGCCCGTGCAAATTACAGTTCATACTTGCCCGATGTATATGCAGGTAGTCCAAATCGTCTTGAAAGATACATTCAATATGATACAATGGACACTGACTCTGAAGTAAATGCGGCTTTAGATATTCTTGCTGAGTTTTGTACACAAAAAGATAAAGAAAATAATACACCGTTCCAAGTATTTTTTAGAGGAACACCTACAGCAACTGAAGTTAAATTGATTAAAGAAAGTCTACAAAAGTGGACTAAAGCTCAACAGTTTGACACACGCACATTCCGTATTGTTCGTAACACATTCAAATACGGAGACAGCTTTTTCTTACGTGATCCAGAAACTAAAAAACTTCTGTACATCGATCCACAGAAGATGGTTAAAATTATTGTAAACGAATCTGAAGGAAAAACTCCTGAACAATACGTTATTAAAGATATAAACTTTAACTTTGTCAATTTAATTGCGGCAACTCCTCATCCTACAAATAATACACAACCTAGTGGCACACAAGCATATACAACTGGTGGCGGGTTTGGTAGAGGCATGGTTGGAAGTGTAGCGAATCCTCCAGGTACACGATTCCACAATCAAACAAACGAAGTTACAGTAGATGCAAAGCATATTGTACACATTAGTTTAAGTGAAGGATTAGATCAAAACTTTCCATTTGGTAACAGTTTGCTAGAAAGTGTTTTTAAAGTTTACAAACAAAAAGAATTATTAGAAGATGCGATTATTATCTATCGTATTCAACGTGCGCCGGAGCGCAGAATTTTCTACGTCGACGTGGGTAACATGCCAGCACACATGGCTATGGCATTCGTAGAACGTGTTAAAAACGAAATCCAACAGCGCAGAATTCCAAGTGCTAGTGGCGGCGGATCTAATCTAATTGATGCTAGTTACAACCCGTTGTCAGTCAACGAAGACTACTTCTTTCCGCAAACAGCAGAAGGTCGCGGATCTAAAGTAGAAACACTACCAGGCGGTACTAACCTAGGTGAAATTACAGATTTACGTTATTTTACTAACAAGTTATTCCGTGCTTTAAGAATTCCAGCTAGTTACTTGCCAACAGCAATTGACGAACAACCAAACACCATGGCTGACGGAAAAGTAGGTACAGCATATATTCAAGAACTACGTTTTAATGAATACTGCAAACGCTTACAAAACCTAATTACACCAACTTTAGACTTAGAATTTAAAGTATGGATGGTTTCGCAAGGTGTAAACATTGACAACAGTTTATTTGAATTGCGATTCAATACTCCACAAAACTTTGCGGCCTACAGACAATCAGAACTAGATACAGCCCGTGTAGCTACTTTTGCACAGGTTCAAGAAATTCCACATTTAAGCAAGCGATTTGCAATGAAACGCTTCTTAGGTTTAACACAAGAAGAAATTACAGAAAACGAGCGAATGTGGAGAGAAGAGAATAGCGATAAGCTAAAACCAGTTGCAGACGCTTCTGGACAGATGCGTGGAATTGGAATTACACCGTCCGCAATGGGCGCAGAACAAGCTGGGCAAGATGCTGAAGCTGATGCTGATATGGCACAGGCAGCCGCAGCCGAGGGCGGAGGAGAAGCAGCCGCTGGTGCAGAAGGACAAGCACCTGCTCCTGTATCACCACCTCCTGCCGCATAAAGATAAATACCTTATGCTCCTACGTGAATTCTTTTATTTTAATGATAGTACCAACGATTTTGGCGTCGATCTTCGATACGATAATGCCAAAGACAACTCTGTGGTTAAAAAATCAGACACACGTAAACTGCGACTAACATTACGTCAAATCAATCAACTGCGTCAGCAAAGTGAAGCACATGATTTTGAAGCAAAATCAGAATCAGAATTTATTAGACAGATGTATGGAACTCCAGTTGAAGCAGAACAACCCGCAGAATGAACCAGCGTTCGTATTAGGTAACGGCAGAAGTAGACTAGTTTTAGATGCTCCTTCGCTGTTACAACACGGTACTGTATACGCCTGTAACGCAGTTTACAGAGAATTTGATCCCGATTATCTAATAGCTGTTGATGTTAAAATGGTCAACGAAATAGTTGCCGCAGGCTATCATAGAACACATAGCGTATGGACAAATCCTAACAAAGGAATATCTGATAAGCAGTATTTGAACTACTTTAATCCGCACAAAGGATGGAGTAGCGGCCCTACAGCGTTAAACTTTGCGTCTGAGCGAGGACATAAGGAAATATTCATTTTTGGCTTTGATTTTGAAGGAATCAACGGTCAATTTAATAACGTGTACGCTGATACATATAACTACAAACGAAGTGATGATGTAGCAACTTATCACGGAAATTGGCTAGCACAAACAGAAAAAACAATTAGAGATTTTAGAAGAGTACAGTTTTTTAGAGTTATACCAGAAGGCGGATTTGTTCCTGATAAGTTAAATTACGATATGTTAAATCTTAAACATATAACTTACGATGAGTTTGCAGAAAAATATCCTGGCACTATATATTCTAAAGAAATCAATCAAAAAAGTACCATTTAACACCGAATTGTAATATTACTGTTAAATAAAATGATGACAGCCTAACCATCTTTAAGGAGAATATAGCATGGCAGATAAGAACATTCTAGCACAAATGCTAGAGCACTTGGTCAATGACGATCAAGCTAAAGCAGAAGAATTATTCCACGAGTATGTAGTTGCAAAATCTCGTGAAATTTACGAAGATTTAATTGAATCTGAAATTCAAGACGAAGAAGTTGAAGAAGCTTCTGAAGAAACAGATGAAGCTGTAGAAGAAGCAACTGATGAAGATGTTGAAGAGTCTACAGACGAAGATATGGACGAAGGTTTCGAAGATGTTGCTTACGAAGCTGAAGAAGAAGAGCCAGCATTTGGTGGTCCAGAAGGTGATGCAACTGACGATCTAGAAGGCGAAATGGGCCCAGAAGATAACGAGTTCGCAGACAAGTCCGAAGAAGAATTATTCCAAGACCTAGACAGCATTGTAGACGAACTACAAGCTAAGTTTGATGCAATCAAAGGTGGCGGTGAAGAAGAAATGGGTGGTGAAGAAGAGCCAGCTGAAGAAGGTTTTGGTGAGCCACAACTAGCAACAGTTCGTGAATATGTTGAGAAAGTTCCAGCAGGTCACGGTGCTGAGAAGAAAGGTTCCGGCGAAGGCGCTATGGTAGGTACTGGTAAAGGTATCGATCAACAAGGTGGTAAAAACACTAAGAGCGTTATCGACAACATGAAGAACGATATGGGCGGTACAACTGCTAACATCGCTCAAACTAAAGAAGATCAAGCTACATACGCAAACCAAGGCCAACTAAAAGGTACAGGTCTTGAGAAAGGTAAAGTACAAGATAATCCAGATGCAAAAGGCAACGTAAACGTACCAGGCGGCAACGCAGGTAAGACTGGTTTCAAAACAAAAGAGCCAGGACACGGTGCTGAGAAAAAGGGCAGTGCTCCAGGTGGAATGGCTGGCGCAGGTACAGGTGACCTAGGCGGCCAAAGAGGCGAGCAAAGCACTACAAGTCTTTTCCGTGGTCGTAGATAATAGGAAGTAATGGTGAATAAACTTACCCTAGCAGAACATTTGAGTTATGATCAGGCCAAGATTGTATTGGAGAGCGAAGAAGACGGCAACGGCAAGAAGTCGTTGCACCTAAACGGCATTTGCATTCAAGGAGATATCCGAAATGCAAACCAGCGTGTTTATTCTTCTCAAGAAATTGGCAAGGCTGTCAAGACGCTCAACGAGCAGATCTCTGGTGGTTACTCAGTTCTAGGTGAAGTTGATCATCCTGCAGATTTACGTATCAATTTGGACAGGGTCAGTCACATGATTACTAAAATGTGGATGGACGGTCCAAACGGCTACGGAAAACTTAAAATACTTCCAACTCCGATGGGTCAGTTGATTCAGACCATGTTGGAGTCGGGAGTCAAGTTGGGAGTCAGTAGTAGAGGTTCAGGCGAAGTAGACGGGCAAGGTAATGTTCAAGGTTTTGAAATTATTACCGTTGACGTTGTAGCTCAACCAAGCGCCCCGGGAGCCTACCCAACCCCAGTTTATGAACACTTGATGAATAATACAGGTGGATATCAGGCATTTAGAATAGCAAAAGAAGTTCAAGGCGACCCAAAGGCACAGCAGTACATAGCAGAGAGCTTGGTGAAAATCATCAAAGGTCTCAAATAACCCAGTAGGAGAATCACATGCTAGATATCGTAAAACAATTGTTTGAGAACAATGTGATTTCCGAAGAAATCAAATCGGAAATTGAAACCGCATGGGAAGGTAGAATTGCAGAAACACGTGAACAAGTCACAGCAACACTACGTGAAGAATTTGCTCAGAAGTATGAGCATGATAAATCAGCAATGGTAGAAGCAGTAGAAGCTATGCTAACAGATCGTTTACAAAACGAACTAGCAGAGTTTGCTGAAGACCGTCAAGGTCTTATTGAAGCCAAAGCTCGTTACGCAGCCAAAATGACACAAGATTCTAAAGTATTAGAATCTTTCGTTATGAATAACTTGGGTAAAGAACTTGCTGAACTACACGAAGATCGTAAAGCAGTTGCAGGCAATGTAGCAAAATTAGAATCTTTTATCGTGGACGTTCTAGCGAAAGAAATCGCAGAATTCCATTCTGACAAGAAAGACCTAGCAGAAACTAAAGTACGTCTAGTACGTGAGTCTAAAGCTAAGTTTGAGCAAGTAAGAAAAGACTTTATCGCTCAGTCAGCTACAATCATTGAAGAAACAGTCACAAAAGGACTACGTTCTGAAATGAAACAATTAAAAGAAGATATCAATGCCGCCCGCAAGAATGACTTTGGTCGCAGAATTTTTGAATCTTTCGCAAGCGAGTATGCAGCCAGCCACCTAAATGAAAAATCTGAAACAGCAAAACTATTAAAAGTAGTTGCGCAGAAAGAAATGGAATTAGAAGAGGCAGCAAAAATTGTTGCAGAAACAGACAAACTAGTAGAAAGCAAAGAACGTGAACTACGTATCATTAAAGAATCAGCACAACGTCGTGAAGTAATGGGCGAATTGCTAGGTCCTTTAACTGGTGATAAGCGTACAGTAATGAGCGAGCTATTAGAATCAGTACAAACAGAAAAGCTACGTGCGGCTTTTGACAAGTATATCCCTTCAGTAATGAATGGCGGTACACCTGCTAAGAAAGCACTTACCGAAGGCAAAGAAATTACCGA